CAATTGTACCCGAGATAAACATTTTGGTATCACGGATGCGTCTAGAATTATTGTTCGGCATCCAAGCAATTTCGTTCGACAACAGTGAAAGATGAGTATTTCCTTGTTGATCGAGCAGACGTTGATGAGTCTCTCTTGGTTGATACCTAGGAACTTCTGAAGGCATTATGATTCTCTGTTAAGATTTCTTGTAGTTAACGAATTCATACATTTTTTCAGCGGTCTCGAGGACTTTGTCAAGTCCAGGAAATTCCGGAGCTGCGACCTTAGTAACAATTTGGTTAGTCACTGGGTCGCGTTCCTGAGATATTTCCCATCCCATATATTTGGCATGATATTCTTCAGAGACAAGATTTTTCGCCATTTCAAGAATGTTAGTGCGAATCTCGTATCCAGTCTTGTTAAACTTTATTTCTGGTAGGTCCATCTGATTTTCTCCTTAATGTACGAGACTTGTAAAAACAAATAACATAAATACGCATATAGCACCCATAACAGTACTACCAGCACGACTTGCTAGCCGAGTTGCTTCATAAGTGGTCATTTTTAATTATCTTTCTCTGTCTTTTGGTTAAAAATTTTCTTTGACTGTGAATACATCGCTTGATGCATAAAAGCCTGATTCTCTCCATTGATTATCAATCCGCGGAGATAAAACTCTAGTGCCTGTTTGAAAAACTGTTTAATCATTTTGCTTTTCCCTATTAGGGAAAACAGTTTTTGCGCTTTCTTGGGCAGTATTAACCAAACCAGTATAAAAATCCTTATCAGTGATTAACTGAAAAAGTGAAGAACTAGCTTCAGACATAGCTGTAACGGAATTCTTAGTATACACTGTTTGTGCATCTACGAATTTGTTGAATGTATTAGCAAGTGGTTCGTGTCTGACAAAAGAGTCAATGGCAATTTTCTGCATTGCCTGCACCGATTCAACGGTGTTGTTGATTAAAGTTTTAAACATAGTATTCCTTTCTGTGTGTGTGTTTGTAGATCGACTACAGTGTCAGTCTACGATACTATTTAGTATAAGTAAACTGGTTCGGGTTAATTATGTTATGACAGATTCGATGTATTCAGTCAGTGATCCAAACAAACCTAACATCATCGCGATACGATGATCATATACCCGCACCCGTAGATGTTGGTGTTCTATGCTAGAAGAAATAAAATATGGACAGTGTAGTTTCTTGTTGATGAAGACCGCATACCTCTCCCATGCTGCCGCCGTCCAAACTTTCCCACTGTTGTCGACTGGAAAATCATAATGTGCTAGCTGTGCATAAGCGAAGGCTTTAGATCCTTCTACTGTTAGTCGTAATCCAGAACCAGTACGTCCGCTAATAAACCAAGAGAACACAAGTTTGTCTACTGGTATATTTTTCCAGGGATTATCGGGATCATCACCTATCGACGCTAAGATAGTTTTTATTATATCTGTCTTCGACTTAGGATAGGTCACAATCGTATTACCTACTCATCAGTGATGGATTCTGGGTAAACCGTTCTACCTTGGTTCAAAAAACAAACAGTAAACTTGTCAGTCTTAAACTGTGCATTCAACTTGCGACATAGATTCCTAGCATGACCGGGATTTGAGAAACTAGTCTTTTTATATTTGGGAGCAGAATCGTTAGTGAGATAATGTGATGACTTGAGGTTAATAGGTTGACCATCAAGAAATACAGCCCATATTCCAGCAGCCTCTACGATCTGATCACATTTATAGGTCTGTCTATCTACATGTTCGAGCAAAATATTAGGTTGATTTCTAGACATTTAGATCATTCATTTAAATGAACCTCCTCTTATTTGTATCTCAAACACTTCATTTTTTCGATCTTCGTCATGTTTCTTACTATGCTCGTACAGTTCCGCTAATAGCTTAGTAAGCTCATCTCGCAATCCACGTGCGTCGGCAATCGGAATAACCACATCTTTGGCATTCTTTGTTTCGACTACTGTCATCTTTTCCATGAATCGCTTTATATGAAGGAACATCGCTAGATATTTATCTTATTAAGAGCTTCAGTTTCCGTTTTAAACGGACCCTCATATGGGTAACGTTGAATGAAAATATACTTTGGGCAGAACATGACTGTCTGGATTCCGTTCTGCTCTAACAAGAACCATCCTGCAGCGTGTAAACATTTACTCTTCGTAGAGGTAGTAAACAGATGTAGGCCACGCGTGATGTCAAAAATAGAATTATATACATGTTCTGGCGTAGGATATTCAGGGTAGGGCAGAGATATCTTCGTACGATCTGACTTGATAGGGTCGAAACGAATCCTAGTCTTTTTCTTTAACTCGACTGCATTGTCAAACTGGAACAAATGTCCGTTAAGTTGAACACCGTAACCAGAGTTATTAGCTTCGATATTTCCTACCTTTTTAGTACCATCCGTAACGATCCAAAATTGGTCTTTGACGATTGTTTTCGCGATTAGATCAGTCATGGTGTGTTTCCTTTGTCAACATTTTAAATAAATCTTTCTTGTGCTTTGGTGCCCACATGATTGCTGCGGGCTTGCAATCCCCATAGTTTGCCCTGTTTGAATTGCAAGAACGATATGTACCTTTGACATTTTGATTGCCGTATACGGGGTCAAAAACGACCCTATTAGGCTTAAACGCTTTACGACATCGATGCATATCCGAAGTAGGAAATCCAAATGTAAAAAATAGGTTACCTAATGAAACGAAAGAATACTTACAGTCTTTGCACAGAAGTTCAATCTGGTTCATTACATATTCTCTCCGCAGTAAGAACAATCCAGGACATTTTTTTTAATTCTTCTTCGTTCAGAAATCGCAGTTCGCCTCCGCGATGTTTGAAATACCTAAACTTACCATCAGGCGTTTTTTCTATCGCAATGTCGGCATGCCAAGTTTCATGCATCCATGTATCTGTTTTATATAACCACTGTCCGCCGATGCGCATCCAAAGTGTATGCCGTCGCGAGTAACGGCCGTCATCATACCGACTCGTCAAGCAAAACTCCCTTGTAGGTGTTGTTGAGCCACTTAGAATAAGTCTCGGCTTGCTCGCTTATTTTAGTAAGCTCATACTTACCGCAGAATTTCATAAGTTGCACGCCGACTTGCGGTACATGTTCGGTCTTTACTCCTGTGCGTATTGATTGATCAACCATATCTTTAATTTCTTGCGGCTGGGCAGTTAAGTCAATCAAGGTACGATTACGCGCATAATCATCCCTAACTCGATGCTCAGAGCCATCGTGGTCAATCCAGCTTTGCAACATCAGATTGTTCCAATTAAAGCCCTGTTTGTTGCGATCAGCATATGCTTCGACAATGCCGATCTTATTCTTTGTGCCCTTCTCACGAACACCAGGATATGCAGAGAACACGTTGTCAGTTGCATCACCACGAATGATTTTCTTGAACAATAGATATTCAGGATCCTCAAGCAATTTAGGTTCCTTAGTCTTCTTATCTTTGACAGGCTTACCACGGTCATCGAAGTAACCCTCAAGTGTGATCAACTGACCAGCAACACCGTTGTACTGCTTTACGTTAGGTGCGATCAGTTGAACAAAGTCGGTGTCAGACGAGATAATGAAATGCTCGTCTTCGGGATGCAGTGCGATGAAACGTGCGATGAGATCATCTGCTTCAGCAGTAGGATGACGTAGTACGCTAGCGTTTGTGCGCTCACGAATGAACGTAGTAAACGATTCATACGTTTCCCAGAACATCTGATTTTCTTCGATCTCAGCCTCAGTCGCGTCAGTCTTTACTCGATTAGCCTTGTATGGCTTGTAGAAGTCCTTACGCCAAGAACGACCCTCGAGACAGAACACGACATGATCGATGCCAAACTTACGTACCATTTGATTGACAGAAGATAATGTAAGGTGCATCGCCATTCCTACTTTTTCCCACGTGTCGGTATTACGAGACGCAACGTGCCTGGCGCGAAAGAAGGTATTAGCCGTGTCGATCAGTGCATATTTCATATGAGGCTTTCTCTATTTATACGCATATTATAGCAAGGATTAGGCTGAATGTCAACCATTATTTTTTGTTGTAGTGATACACGCCTTGATTCTTAAAGTCACCGGTAAGCATACCTTTGTATTGATGACAGAGAGGACAAAGTTCAACCACGTTTTCTAGAATATTATTTAAATGGTTACCGTCAATATGATCAATATGCGTTTTGCCTATTACCCACGGCGCCTTTTTGTAATCAATAGCGCACGGAAAACCCAAATGACTATCAATGTTAGTGCAATAACCGGTTCGAAATGGGGTAACGCCGAAAGCAAAAGTACCTTTCCCATACCCTGCTTTATGGCATCGATAACAGGTAGGCCTCCAACGACTTCCGTCATTAGCAACTAGACGATTGCAGCCGTGATTAATACAAGTAGGACGAATTTGCATATCAATTAAACTTTCATTTCTGTGTTCAATTTTTTAATACACGCACTTAATAGATAGATGTCAAGTCTTTTTATCCGATTACAAACAAGTCTAAAAAGGTGCTTTTTCTCAATCCCCGATATGTTTTATTTAGGGTAGGATCTACAATGTTTAAATGCGGGAGACAGCCGTGATGTTCGACGTACTGTTCACACAACTCGCTTTCAGTATATGCTGCAAGTTCTTTTCTAGTTAAAGGGTACCCCGAGATGTTAGTACGTTTGTCAACCGACCAAATTGCAATTTCAATATCAGTATAATTTGTATCTTTGGGGAGAATTTCTTGATTAATCAAAGAGGTGCAACCGTGCCAAAATTCAAATCCATGAGAACTTGACACATTAATATTCCAGCCTGGAAGCCAAGCAATTTGCCGAACCAACCGTTCACCTTTTTGAATAGCCTTTGCATTTGGTTCTGGGGCACTAAATCCAAATTTAAGCTGTTTCGTTAAATAACTGTTACGAGCAAACCTAAACCCATATCCATAATGAGAAATATTGTTGGTTCTGCAAAAATTATATATGTCCGTGGGACTTTGAATATTTCGTAATGGAATTATGAAGTCCGGAGCATCAAGTTCAATTGGTCGGTCAAACATTTTTTTCATTAACTTACCTCAGTAAATCCGCCACCAATATCACGCTGTTGAATGACTCGCACTTCAGATTCTCGCTTCTCGGGATCAGCAATCTCTTGCTCATACACTTCTAAAGCGATATTCCTGCATACAGTCTGGAACCAACGATCAACGATCATTGAATCAGTATCCTTAGGTGAGAACTTATATCCCTGCTTGACTAGGTTAAGCACGAACTTATCATTCCAATCTAAGTCGAATGATCCATTGTTGATATCGTTAGGATCGAGCTCCACACTCAAAATAGAGATATAGGGTTCACCTGCAAGTGTTGCCTTTTCCTTAGGAGTTAATTCAGGCTTCTTAGCCTTGGGCTCTTTCTTTACTTCGGGTTCAGGAACCGGGATAGGTGGGGGAGGAGGACTGATCCAGTCTTTGATTGCTTTAAACATTAATTACCTTTCTTAATATATGTATCATATAATTTGAAACTAGCTAGGTTTTTCGCTTTACTCTCGCACATGATGTCGGACCATTCGTTGTGAGTCATAGCCCAATCATTGACAGCCTTGTTCCAATAGTACTCGCTATGGGCACGTAGCTTTTGCTTCTTATGACCTTGCTCTAGTAGTGTAGTTAATTCGGGACAAGTCATCTTACAATGTCCGGGAAGTACATCTTCACGACTTACACTGTAATGAATGACAGGACGTACACCTCGCCAACTGTCAATGATACGATTGATACGATCATCAGTGGCTTCGATATATTCACCGGACATGATCCAATGATGATGGATATCCAGTACGAGAGCGCAGGTATCAGCAAGTTCTAGACTGCTATCGATACCCCAAGTCATCTCGTCATTCTCGATAGTGATGCAATTACGAGCCTCGGGGCTTAGTCGAGACATTACCTTCTTGATACCGTCGGGCCCTTGACGACCACTGATATGAACATTGATCTTCATATCCTGAAAGGTTTTACCATAGCCCATCCAACGTGCCATGTCAGCGTGATATTCGAATTCTCTGATACTGTTTTCTACCACTTCTTCGCGATCACTAGCAAGGACTACAAATTGATCAGGGTGAAATGAGAGACGAACATTGTGCTTACGAGCAGTCTCACCGATCGGAGCCATCCAACGTGCTAGACTGTCTTGCACATCTTGTCGCGACCAGAAATAATGAAAATCGGGATGTGTGTAGAAACTCTACATATCGCTGGTGATGCGCAACATGCGTATTTAGATA